GTAGTGATAATGGTCCTTTTATTTATACAGGTTTTAGACCAGCTTGGTTGATATATAAGCGAGTTGATGATACGGGTAAACCTTGGTATATAAATGACAGCGTAAGGTCACCTTATAACGTAATTCATAATACTACTGTTGCTAGCACCAACGCTGTAGAACAGACAAGTAGTAATAATACGATTGATTTCTATTCAAATGGATGGAAAGTTCGGAAAGGAGCCACTTCTACCCTTAACGCTAGTGGTGGTCAATTTTTATATATGGCTTTTGCGGAATCACCTTTCAAATACTCTAATGCACGATGACATCAAAATTTATAATAGATGGTAAAGTTATACCACTTGATCAACCTTTTACATCAAGAGGAATCAAATATCCAGCAACTTGGTTAAGGCTAACAACACTGGATGAAAAGAAAGCAATAGGTATTAAGGAGGTACCAAACTAATGGCTTTGACACAAGTAACAGCTCTGGGGTTACCAGCTGATGTTATTGAAGAATCAAAAATAGCTGATGATGGTATTGATTCAGAACATTATAATGATGGATCTATCGATACAGCTCATATAGCAGATGACCAAGTAACTCTGGCTAAGATGGCAGGACTTGCTAGAGGTAAAATCATATATGGTGATGCTTCTGGAAATCCTACTGCTTTAACAGTTGGGTCTAATGGACAAACTATAGTATCTGATGGTACTGATCTCTCATGGGGAGATGCTGCAGCTGGTGCTACTGGTGCTGGTTCAGATAAAATATTCTGGGAGAATGGTCAAACTGTAACTCAGAATTACACCATAACAAACAATTACAACGCCATGTCTGCAGGACCGATTACTATTAATAATGGTGTCTCGGTTACTATAGGTGATGGAGAAACCTGGACAATCGTATAATGGCAGTAACAATTAATGGAAGCACGGGTATAACGATGCCCGCAGAAGGTCTAGCAGCAAGTGCTCTAGGCAATGGTGGTATCATTAAATGTACTACTTCTAATGCTGATTTATCTCAAAGTACTACATCCACAAGTTATGTAGACGTAACAAATTCAAGTATATCAGTCACACCAACAACTAATACTAATAAAATTTTATTAATATGGAATTGTGATATGACTAATACTCTTGTTGCAGCTGCAAACACACAATCTTGGTTTAATATCATGAGGGATAGTACAGAGATATATGATAGTATATATTCAGCAGAAAGTGGAGCAGGAGGAGATCAAATCAAATGTACTCCTACTATGATAAAAATTGATTCCCCTACAACAGCCAGTGCCATTACATATAAAGTACAATTCAAATCAAATAATGCTAGTTGTACGACTAGTTTTTGGCATGGTAGTTTAACAGCATTGGAGCTAGTAGCATGACATTAAAACTAAACGGCTCCTCATCAGGGAGCGTATCAATAGATGCTCCTGCTAGTACAACAAGTGGAGCAGATATAACATTTAAACTACCTGTAGCAGATGGTACTTCTGGACAGGTATTACAGACCGATGCTAGTGGTCAATTATCATTCACTGGTAATGGAGGTTCTGGTAGAAAAGTACTAGAACAGTTCTTTACCCCTTGCGATGGATCAGTAATCGCTACAAGTGCTGGTGATGTTACTGTTGCTAATGTCACAGGAGTTCATACTGGAACTACTTCATATGCTGATTTAACTGGTTCTCCTATTACATATACACCCCCTTCAGGAGCAACTCAAGTTATTTATGACTTTAACTTCCATAGTTCTGGAGTAGATTCAACTCCAATGTGGCATATGAAACTATTTTTAGCTGGTGCTGAAGTAGTTTATGCAAGGCAAACTCACTATAAATATTTATATGATGGTAATAGGATTCATTTTAAATGGGGATTTAATATTGGCGGTTCAGCAGATGCAAATGTAGGTCGTGTAGCTTCATGGTCAAGTGGTAAAGAGATTAAGTTACAATGGAGAGAATATAACACTTCTTCAGAACCAAAATTCCATGAAACTTATTATTGGGATGCAGCTGTCAGCTCACAATTCTCTATACCCTGTATTGGTATTACAGCAATAGGATGATAAAGATACCTAGTGCTGACCTACCCAAGGCATTAGATATCCCTCAGATGTACTTTAAACCGCCTACAGCGAACGTTCCATCGTATAAACCTATGGTTATACCCCCAGCCGATTTGGAGCGTCCTAAGGACACTGAGGCCGAACCTACAACTGAAGAGCCAGAACCACCTAAATTAACAATTCCTGTATTAGATATACAGATGCCAGTACCGGAAACAGCGGTAGTGGTAACGGCTGTAACAACAGCTGTAGTGGCAGTGGCAACCACCTCTGTTACACAGACATTATTTGAACCAATTAAGAAGAAAGTACAGAAGCAATTACAAGCTAAAGTCAACAAATGGAAAGAAAACCGGAAGAAAAAAAGGGACTCATCCGAAAACTCAAAGACGGAATAGAGGACCAAGAAGCCCAGATCCAGATTCTCGGAACATTCGTCAGACTTGGCGTTGTGGTTTGGTCTGGCTTTATAATAACTTTGAATTATGTAGAAATACCTATGGTTAAGAAATCTGGTAACTCAGATATCACGTTCGTGGCATCGGTGTTTACTGGAGCTCTAGCCACTTTTGGCTTGACCACTGGTAATAATAAAAAGGGTAACAATACACCCGTCAACTGTCCTATGGTAAAGAAAAAGGAAGAATGAACAAATGGCTATTACTCTTCCTACTAGCATCACCCATGGTAGCGAGAGCCGAACTAGTGACTCCCCAATTCACCCAGGGGTCGATGAATTCAACAACGACAACTCAACAGGATATAGAAGAAGACATAACGATCACCAAGTATGGTTCAGTTCTAAGTTCGTGGACTGGAGAGAATGTTACACATACTTCAGCAACATCTGGAGGAATAGTAGATTCAGATTCAGTATTCACGATTCATACAGTAGGAGATCCATTCAGTCTAGAAATAACAACCAGAGCAGCAACTCAGGTACTAGAAACACAGGAAATCGAAAGAACTATCGAAACTACTGCTACTACTACCTCGCTCTCTGTCTTCTCTCAATAGCTCCTGTTTATGCAGAACCAGAAGTACAGAATACCTCAAATCCAGTTGCTGCTGCTACTGGTAACGTTACAAACCAAGCTGTACAATTTCAAAACAATGGAGCACCCAGCCGACAAGTAATGGGTCCGAATATTATTTGTAATGGTAGTACTATGACATTCTCCCCGTTTTATATGGGAAATCATACTACACCATTTGATGAGAATATGGATCAATCTAGCTACACAGTAGCCGAAAACTGGGGTTTCCAAGTTAATTTTATGGTTCCATTAGATGGATCTATTACAGAAAGATGTAAATCAATAGCAGCCAGGCAGGAAGCTAAAATGGCTCTAGACTATGAATTAGTTAGAGCTAAGGAATGTGCAAACCTTCAACAAAAAGGTTTTATGATAATGCCTGGAAGTCGTGTATATAAAATGTGTAGTGACATCATTCCTATCTCTACATACCTAGAAGCAAAAGCAAAAGCCCAAGCTTGTAAGGAACCTCCAAAACCTTGGTGGAAACCGTGGCATAAATCTCAACCCAAATGTAAATCATGATCGTATTAATCAAGCCCATTCTTTTCGCCTTCTTGAAGTCAGATTCAGTTAAGAAGCTAGTAGTAGACCTATTAGAAGCATATGTTGCTAGAACTGACAACAAACTAGACGATCAGGCACTTAAAATTGTAAAAGAAAAACTATTCTCATGAGCTCAACAACAAAAAATGATAAAGATTACGGTGAAGGTGGTGTAGTAAATCCTGCGACAGGAAAAAAGGAATGGAAAATCACCAAAGCTTTCAATAAAGGGTATAGTTCTAAAGGCAAGACAAATGCCTAAGGCCACAGAACAACAGTTCAATGAGTTACATAACCTTGTCACTTCTGAATTCCTTAAACGGGTTAAGAGTGGCACGGCCACAACTCAGGACTTAAAAGCCGCATGTGACTGGCTTAAAAACAATGATATAAGTGGAGTTGCTTATGACGGCAATCCTTTAGATAAATTAAATAGGATAATGCCTAAAGTAGATCCAGAACTTATACAACGGAGGTTACACCGTAATGTCAACGTCTGATTACTATAAAGGAAATTCAAGAGCTGCTGCGAAAAGACGTATACAACAAAGAAAGTATAATAAAACAAAAAAAGGATCAGAAATCCGTAAGAATGCTAATCAAGCTAATCGTGCATTAGGTACATATGGAAACAGAGACGGCAAGGATGCCGCACATACTGGTAAAAATAGAGCTAAGTTAGAAGCACCTAGTACTAATAGAGCTAACCCTAGAAAAGGTAAGAAGTATTCCTCTGGTAAAGGGAGGAAAGTTTGATGTTAACTCCAGGATTAGTTGGTAAAGACATATTTACACCTGGTTCTTCTACTTTATTAGCTATGGACACTAAGACAGATAGTGGCGAGAAGATGAAATTAGATTGGCAAAAAAGAGCTAAAGTATTAGCCACACAAAATGTAGAAGCTGGCCTTACTGGAAAACAAGTTAGGCAAGGAATAGAATCTAGGCTTACTACTCCAGATGGTAAAGTTTGGAAATTAACAGGTGTTACTCAATCTACTAAAGATAAAAATCTATTACCTGGTATTACTGAAATACTATTAGATGACAAAGGTAAGGTTATTGACACTAAAGCTGCTAAACAACTTCCTATAAAAGAATTGTCTGATTTTATAAACAATCCTATAGAAAAAGGTGGTGTTAAATGGCCAGAATATGTACCAGAAGAAGCTAGATCTGAAGATGCGTATAATAAATGGATTCGTCAAAGATATTATAGAGGTAAAACTGGTACAGGTAAAGTTCAAGTACAAGACGGTCTTATTGTGCCTCATGAGACTGGCCACTTTACAGCTTCAAGTAAAACCAATATAGGTATGAATCCTTGGGTAGGTGCTCAAGTTAAATATGGTCCTCAAGGTAATCAGACAACAACTCAAAAGTATATTGTAGACAAAGGTGATACTATTGAAGATGTTGCTTATAAATTCGGTGTACGTGTTGATCAGATAAAAAAAGCTAATAAAGGTAACGTTAAAAAAGGTATCCTGACTCCTGGTGACACAATTAAAATACAAACAATTAAATCTAATACAGATGATACAAGATTAATTGCTGATTTAGAAACTTTAGATATGGGTGGTAAAGATACAAGAACAAGTCACTTCAAAGCTTTTGAAGAATATATAGGCTCTTTTGCACCTAAAGGAGAGAAAAGTAAATATTTAACACACACTATTGACCAACTTGGCGCTAGAAAAATGGGTGCAATTGGTCACGATTCTGATTTTGATCCCACTGCTTCTGGTGCTTTAGAGAAAATTAATTTATTAGATAGAAAAGAAACACAAGATAGAGAAATCAGAAAAGTAAATCCTCTTCAAACACCTTCTGATGTAGATAAATTTAAAGCTGATATTATAGCTAAGAATCCAACTTTACCTAATACTATAG